ATTATGACTGAGGCTATTTTAGCGGTTAAAACCTGCCGCAAATGTGGCGCCTTGTTTAGCGGCAAGGCGTGCAAGGTTTGCATCAAAGCTTACAAACTCGCTAACAAAGAAAAACGCGCGGCAACTAAAGCGGTATGGGACGCGGCCAACGCTGAGAAGATCAAGGCTGATGGCGCGGCCTATTACATCGCAAACCGCGCCGGGCAAATAGCAAAGGCTACGGCGTACCGTCTGGCTAATCCTGAAAGGGTTGCGGCCGCAAGCGCCGCGTGGCACATCGCTAATAAAGAAAAAATCGCGGTTAGAGTTAAGGCGCAGCGAAGCGCTGACCCTGAAAAATATGATGCGATGTGTAAACGGTGGCGGGAAGCTAACCCTGACAAAGTGCGCACTACATCAGCCGCTTACTACGTGGAAAATCGCGAAAAAGTTATTGAGTATGCGAAGGCATGGCAAAGGGATAACCCGGAAAAGGTAAAGGTCAGAAACGTTGAAGCCTATCGCAACAGGGACAGGGAAAAAACGAGCGCAGCGCGTGCTGCCTGGAGTGCAGAAAACCCAGGAAAAGATAGCGCATGGCGGAAAGCCTGGACAGAAGCGCACCCTGAAAATAAACGGATTTCCCACCAAAACAGAAAAGCAAGAAAAAGAGCCAATGGTGGGAAACTATCTCAGGGCCTGATTGCCAAGTTGCTGATACAGCAAGATGGTAAATGCGCTTGTTGTGGAAAACTGTTAGAAGATGGTTATCACCTGGACCACATCATGCCGCTGATATTAGGCGGTCTGCATGCCGACGAAAATATGCAGCTGTTAACGCCGCGATGCAACATGAGTAAGGGTGGGCAGCACCCCGAAGAGTTCAAGAAATCAAACGAGTTAAAAATTCTATAAACCGTTAATTTAATAAATCAGGCCCGCCACGTAGCGGGCTTTTTTTTTTTTGGTGAAATATGGCAAAATTAAAACTGCAAGCCAACCCCAGCTTCGTCTGCAAGGTGCTGATTCCGGTGGCTGGCGGTGAGCCGGAGGAGCTTGTATTTACCTTCAAGCACCGTACCAAGTCGGGCATGGACGAATTCATTAAATCCCGCACCGACAAGAGCGACACCGAATCAATCATGGACATGGCCACGGCCTGGGATCTGGACGACGCCTTCAGCGCCGACAACCTGGAGGCGCTATGCCAGAACTACATCGCCGCACCGTTAGAGATCTACCGCGCCTATATAGACGAGCTGACCAAGGCCCGCATAAAAAACTGATGGCCGCCGCCCGTGCGCTTTACTCGGAAGGGCCCAGCGCAGCGGAGGCGGCGGCGTTCGGCTTGACTGTGGAAGAGGCCAGCGGCCCGCCCGTCGAGATTTGGCCCGACAACTTGCGGGCTGTGAACGTGTTTATTGCCCTGAGTACTCAGTGGCGTACCAGCGCAAACAGACCGTATGGGCTTGATTACAACGTGCTTTACCACAAGTTGGACCGCATGGACCTGACGCCTGCCGAATATGAATGCATCGAGGAAGATATTCGGATGATGGAAGGCGCTGCGCTGGTGCAGATCCGGGCGAAACAATAGGACTATCATCCCTGTAACAAAGGGAGTCCGCCGTGAAGTTAATTTTTTCGTTGCTTTTGGTTTTTTTCAGCTATCAGGTTTATGCAGCAGATGACGGAGAGCTGATTGATGTCGCGAAGCAGATTGTTTCGCAATCAATGAAAGATCCCGAAGCAGCCAAGTTTAAAAATATGGTTGTAATGGATCTTGGAAAAAGGCGGGTTATTTGCGGCGAAGTCAATGCAAAGAATGGATATGGCGGCTATGTCGGCTTCAAGAAGTTCTATATGTACGAGGGGGCCGACAAATTCTTAATCAAAGCGGACGACCGAATAATGGATCAGTTAGTTGATTTGGCCTGCAAGCCGAACTAGCATTCAACAGTCAATACAAAGCACCTCTTGAGGTGCTTTTTTTATGGGCAATCCACAATGAGCGACGTGATCGGCAGAGGCGTTATCGAGGTTTCGGCGGATGGCCGAAAACTCACCGCCGGCATAGATGAGGCCAAGCGCTCGCTGGCCGGCCTGGGCATAGCCGCCAAGGATGCCACCAAGAGCCAAAGCGTATCCATAGACCGCTACATCAAGCAGTTGGGCGTCGCCGCCGTTACCACTGGCAAAACCGCCCGCGAGCTGGAGCTGTACAAGCTGGCCCTGCGCGGCGCTAGCGCCGAGCAGTTGAAGGCTGCCGATAGCGCGCTGAAGATGACCGAGGGCTATGAGCGCGGCGGCAAGATCGGCGACGCCCTCAAAAAAGGCTTTGTCACGCTGGGCGCTGTCGCGGCTACCGCGCTGATCGCTTCGGTTGCTGCCTTCGACCAGCTGGTAAAAAAGGCCGGTGACTTTCAGGATATGGCCGAAAAGACCGGCGATACCGCTGAAAACATCGCCAGCTTGGCGGTCGCGGCTGGCACTGCCGGCGTCGGCATGGAAACGATTGTCAGCGCCTCCGCCAAGCTGACCAAAGGCCTGACGGGCGTCGACGACGAGTCCAAGGCCGCCGGCGCCGCCATCGGCGCGCTAGGCCTGAACATCAAGGACTTCAAGGCGCTGGCGCCGGCCGACCAGATGGAGGCCGTCGCCAAGGCGCTGGACGGCTTTCAGGATGGTGCGCAAAAAACCGCTGTCGCCATGGCGCTATTCGGCAAGTCCGGCGCCGATCTGCTGCCGTTTTTGAAAGAGCTGGGCCAAGAGGGTGGGCGCCAAGTCATTTTGACGCAAGCGCAGATCGAGCAGGCCGACGCCTACGCCGACAAGCAGGCCAAGCTGCGCACCGAGCTAAGCCTGCACGCGCAGGCCATCGCTACGCAAATGCTGCCCGCTTACAACGCCTTCACCGGGGCGCTGACGGACGTCGCCAAGGAACTGCTGCAGGTAGAAAACGGCGTATCGACGCTGACAGAAGACAACGCCATTGCGGAGTTTGCGGCCACTGCGGCCCGTGGGTTAGCCACTATCGCGGACGTCGCCTTCACGCTGGGGCAGTCCGTGCGGGCCATTGGCGAGTCCTACGGCGCCGCGGCGGCCATCATTGCATCGGTGGGTCGCGGCGACTTCGCCGGGGCGGGGGCCATCGCCAGCGCCGCGCGCGAGGCCGGAAACGCCATGAAATTTAACCTCGGGCTGGCCGATAAGGTAGAGCAAAGGCTGGCATCCATCGCCAAGCAAAACAGATTGATAGGTATCATGCCCAGCGAAATGGGCTCATGGGACACCGCCAAGCCCAAGCCCAAGCTCAAATTTAACGGCGTAGACCCCAAAGCCAAAGATACCGCCGCCAAAGAGGCCAAGGCGCAGCTTGGCCTGGACCTGGAAACCATCAAGAACACCTACGGAGCGCTGATAGCCACCTACAGCGACTCAGAAAAGATCATGCAGGCCATGCACGCCGCCGGCCTGGTCGATGAGCAGGACTATTACGCATCCAAGTTGGGATTCCTGAACCTGAATGCCGCAGCCCAGGAGCAAGACCTGGCCGACCAGATAGCCCGCATGGAGCGGGAAAATCTGATCGGGAAAGACCGGCTTGAAAATGAAAAGAAAATAGCCGAGGCCCGCGCCAAACTGGCTATCGTGAAAGCGTCCAATACCTCAGGCGTTGAGGTCAACACCATCCAGGGCACCGCTGCAGCCACCAAGCGCAACACCGAGGTTGACAAGTTCTTCAGTGATGCGCAAAAAGCAGCTGAAACCCGCAACATCGCCAGCGTTGAAAGCATCCGGCAGTCTTTGGCCTCGCAGCAGCAGCTCGAAGTCGAGGCGCATGCCGCGCGCCTGACAGAGCTGACAGTTTTTAACGCCGCTCGGCTAGAGGGCGAGGCCTCCGTCAACGCGCTGATCGAGGCTGAAAAGCAGCGCCATGAAGACACCATGGCCGCTATCAAAATCCAGAGCGACCAGATGGTGCTGTCCTCCGCCTCGCAGGCCACCGACCAGATGTACGGCCTGCTCAAGCAAGCCGGGCTGGAGCAGACGGCACTGGGCAAGGTGGCTTTTATCGCCAGCAAGGCGTTGGCCGTGGCGCAGATCATTTTGAGCACAAATGTTGCGGCGGCGGCCGCGCTTGCCCTGCCGCCGATAGGCCTGGGCCCGGTAGCCGGTCTACCCCTTTCGGGATTTATAACGGCCATGGGCTACGCCAGCGCCGGCATCACGGCGGCCCTTTCCATTGCTGAGGTAAGCGCCGCGCGCGGCTACGACATCCCCGCGGGCGTCAACCCCGTAACGCAACTGCATGAAAAAGAGATGGTGCTCCCGCAGCCGCAGGCCAACGTGATCCGCGACCTGGCAAAAGACGGCGGCGGCGGCGGTAAGAGCGGCGCCATTACCATCGTCAACAACACCAGCGCGAAAATCGGCAAGGTCACCGAGCAGCGCCTGCCCAATGGCGAGCGCGCGCTGATCATCGAGGAGGCCGTCGCCGCCACCGCCGCGCACCTGAGCGACCCCAACAGCAAGACCTCGCGCGCCATGAGTCGTAACTTTGCACTGCAAAGGAGCCGCTGATGGCCGCGCTACCCGGCGGCCTGAAGCCTGTTGTTGCGGGCTACCAGTTTGACGAGCCCGGCGGCGTGCTGCGCACTGAGGTGGCCGGCGGCGCGGCCCGCTACGCGCTGGACTGGGACCGGGGGCCGCAGCGCTTTCAAGTCACTCTGATTCTGGACGCGTTGACCTTCTCGGTATGGAGCGCCTTTTACCACCACACGATTAAAAAAGGCGCGCTGGCGTTTGACATGCCGATAGACAGCGGCTTTGGCGTGTCGCCGCACAGCGGCAACATCGTGCCCGGCAGCTACAGCGCCGCGCGGACCGGCGGCATTATGTGGGCGGTCTCGTATGTGTTTGAGACCGAGAACCAGGCCTATGGCATGAGCGCCGCCGACGCCGCGGCGCTGATTGATTTGTATGGCCTGTATGGCGCTTATTCAAACGCCCTGCTGGCCCGCCTGGCGAAGTTCGCCACTGTGGATAGCAACGTACTGGCCTACTGATGAGCCTGGATACCGAAGCGCGCCTCAAGATATTTCTGGCGAGCGCACCGCAGACCATCCACGCGATTCAGGTTATCCAGATCAGCCATAGCGCCATGACGCGGGTTTATACGCTT